ATTTAGAGCAGCTGTAGAATTTGAACCTGAATCTGTTTGTGAAGGTGTACGACGGAAGTATACATCAACTTCAGATAAGTAAACTGAATTACTACCTGCTCCCATACCTTTCTTAATAAAGAATGTTTGAGCAAGTGGATCTCTACCTCGAATACGACGTGCAACATTTCTAACTGTTGTGGTTGTATTTACATCAAAGTTCGGAGATCTTGTTGATGTTGTTAAACTTGTCTTCTCAACACTGAAGTTGTATGCTCGATATGTAACGAATCCTTTTGAAGTAGAAGCAGAATCAATACTGTTATATTGTGCAACGTCAACAATTTCTAATACTCTATCTCCTACGTAGAATGTTTCAGCAGGTAAATGGAATACGGCTCTTAATACACCGTTTGCATCTGTTGATACTGCGGTTCCTTTTGCACCGAATCTACCTACCTCACCAACAGAATCTGCTGTCGGAGAACCTGGCATTACATGGGCATTTACATCAACACCATCAAAGAAGAAGTAATGTCTTTGATTAGGTCTTAATCCTGACATATAAACTTTAATATCTCTTGATGCCATATAAGGTTGGAATTGGAAATTAGAAACAAATTCACCAACAAAGTTTTGAGTTGTTGTGCTGCCGTCAATACTTATCTCACTTGTTCTTGTTGTGATTGTATCAACTTCAGTTCTTGCTCCACGATTACCCCATCTTCGAACCCAACGATCATCTTCAATCTCAGTGGTTACTGTTGTATCCGTCATCGGTATGAATTCTTGAATGCTATCAACGAAATCCTCAAAAGGAGTTGTTAAGTCAATATCAATCGTAGCAGGGTTAACTGTTGTATCATAAGCAGCATCGTAAGGTGGAGAAATAACTCCATCACCTACATACTTATAAAAGTTAGAAACACAATTTCTAAAGTTAGAAGCATAAGGCTGAGTAATAATATCTACACTTGAGTTTCTTCCAATTGTTGCCACCTTTGCATCGGTAGTACTTGGGAATACAGATGAACCTGTCGCTGAATCATATTTCAAATCTAATGGGAATGTTTTAACAGCAGGCGTTAATATCTTTTTATTAAATGGAACTGCAGCGCTAAATTGAGGATGATTAATTTCAGATAGTGTTAAATTATTAAACGGATCCACAATAAATCCATTCTTAAATCTATTTAAGCCATTCTCATCTCTTACAACCAAGTTTGATGTTTCAGATTCTAATTGGTTCAATGAAATATAATACGCCATGTTATCAATCTTCTTCTCAAGATTGTGCATATCTTCCATTGTGTAATTCTTAACACCTGTTGCTCTTGGCTTAATTGCGAATTCTCTCTTACGAATAATTTCAGCAGACTTTTTAGACAGTGCAGGATAAGTTGGAACCTCTACATGTGCGATTGCTAATTGGTCTGTGCCTAGCCTTGGCGGTGCAGCAAATTTTTGTTCTTCACCTTTAATTAAAACAATTTCTCCATAAGAATCGCAAGCAAGCGTATCAATTCTTGTTAAGTAATGTTCTATGTCCGTTTGTAATGATTGCTGCGCGGCAGGAACTAATGGTGTTCCTTTTTCGGTGAATGATAAAGCATAGGTACCTACTGATGCTGTAATTGTTGGTGCACTATTTACATCTGCTGAATAATTAGCTGCAGCATCTTTATTAATATGCGGTCTGAAATCAAAACTATCTCTTAAGCTATATACTCTTCCTGAATCTGATACGTATGTAGGAATATCAAATCTATCCAATGTATTTGGGTAACTATTAATTGTAAAGAAGTATTCACCTGTAGTGTTATTTACTTCAAACACTTTTAAATTAACAGTACATAAACCGGTTGGCTCGGGACGACCTTCAATATATTCTAAATAAGAAATATCATAATAGGTATCTTTTTGGTTTGTTTTTAATCTGAAACTGTTTGTATAATCTTCACCTGTAGAATCCACAACACTTACAACTTTATATACATCAGGGAAACCTAAACTATATTTTGTTGTAACAGATGAGTAGTTAAACTTAATATATGTATCGTGAGCAGTTTTATTATATGGGTCAATACCACCGGAAGATCCGATTAATCTCTTATTATAAAATACTTGAACTGTTCCTGATACTGTATTGTCATCAAGAACAATATTAAGTTGTGAATTATTTAATTGTGTTTGTGTTAACGAATAATCTACTGAATAAGTAGTACCTGCTAGGTTAACTCTAATGTCGTTATTAAGACAATTAAAATCTTCACCAGGATTTGCTGTGAGTGTAATTGTTCCACCCGTGCAACTTGCAGCAACTTGAGCTCTTACAGGAATTAAAGTATTTGTAGTTGCGAATAATCCGGCAACGCCTGTATCAAAAAGTAATGCTTTCTTCGCTGTTTCTTTAATAAGCGGTGCACCTAAACTTGATTGCTTAATAGGTACATCGCCATTTCCATCTTGTGCTTTGGCAATTCCAGATAATGCTTGTGCACCTGAATAGATTGAACTATGAAGATAAATTCTTTTATCTGTAATGTTAGTTATTCCGACACTACCAATGCTTTGACCACCACTCGTTTCAAGCTGTGCAGTTCCAGATATATCTAAATCCAACCAACCTTGTGATGCGCTTGTTCCTGAATAAGGGTCAATTTCTAAATAGTTTCCATATTCCATTGAGATGTTTTGATTCTCAATAGTTTCGGTATCAGAAATTTGGTCAATAACAAAAGAACGCTCTCCGGAGTTTTCAACTCGATAACCTTTTACGTAAGCCGTACCTGGCCCTACGACAACATGTACATCGCTTCCTCTGTCATCAGTACTTAATGGGAAGTTTTCTAAAATATAGTTACCTGATTCTTCGTATGTTCTTCGAGCCATCTCCTCTCCCAATACATTGTATTGAGAAACGTCTCTTACAGTAATTGCATTACCATTTTGATAACGAGCTAATGTAAAGAAATCAGAATCTTCTTTTCCTTCGGTAATTGTCTTAACTGTTAATGTTGGTACTAATTTTAATCTGTCTGCACCAGGGGCATTTTCGTTTTTAGAACCGTTTGCATTATCATACAAGCTTGAATCCTGTAATGCATTTACAAGTTCTTCAGATACTTCGTAACCTACTGCTTTGTCATCAGCTACATTAGTATATTTTTCAACAACAATTCTCTGTTCAGAAACAAAGATAAAATGGCCTTTTTGGAATATAATACCAGGAGCAGCTTCAATACCGAATGCTCTACCGACATGAGGATTACCTGCTGAAGGAGAACCATATACAGAAAGTCCTGAAGTGATTAACGTATCTTCACTCAATACTTCAGAAGTTGTTCCTCTTAGGTACTTATATCTTACAACTGTTAATGACTCACCAGCTTGGAACTGAGTTTGTCCTGCAGTACCAACGTTAAGGTAATTAATAAAGAAAGTATTTAAATTAGGCGGTCTTGTTTGGAAACCTTTTGAAGCCTGAACAATTTCTGCTTTTAGTCCAGTAGAACCACCAGTTACTTCGTAAACATAATCAAGTTCAACCTCTTGTCCTGCTAATGTTTCGGTCGCAGTTGAACTAATATATGCTTCTGCGTTAAATCCTGTAGGTCCGTCGTTTAACTTAACGAATTGAAGATCATCAAGTTCTGTAAAGTTACATCCCTTAACGATTGAACCTTCTTTGAATACGTTGTCACCAAACGATTCAACCTGATTCTGAAGCATTGTTTGTAATTGAGTAAGTTCTCTTGCCTGTATTGCATAGCCAGGCTTGAACATAACTCGATAGAACTGCTTCTCGGCATCATAGTCATCGAAGTATGGTGCTTGGTTTAAATTTTTATTAATAGGCATCTTTACTTACGTTCCTTAAAATTCCAATACAAACTTAAATTCTTCTCTTGAGAGGTCAGTTCTTGCTAATGGGAAGAACTCCTCCATGAAATAAACTTCGCCTGTCCTTTGTATGTAATCCGAATAGACAACATTATCTGCTACAGGATTATTTATTGTGATTCTCTGACCTGTGTTTGATGTAATTGCCAAATTTGGATTAAATGATGTATCGCCGTTTCCGATATTTGCATCGTTTCTATACGGCCCAATGTATTCTGCTAAGTAAACTGTATTCGCAGATTCATCAATTTCATGCACTTGTGCTACAAATGTAATCTCGTTATCAACATTAACTTGCTGAATTGTACTATTTGAACTTAATCTCCCATAATCGTCTGTTGTGATTGCGATACGATTATCAAATATATCTGGAGAAGGAGCAGTATTTGCTTGACCGCTTCTCCATGTTCCAGTACCAACATCTCTAAATGTAGGTGATCTTACAATACCGATTGCTCCGTATGTATTCGTATCACCAATTTTTGTATTATCGTCTGCTGTAATATATGCATACATTGAAAAATGCTTACATCTAAATTCATCAATTAAATTGTATGCATGACCACCTTTAGGTTCAAGAACAGGTCTAATCTCTGCTCTTACATCTGTCGTTGCTTCGTTTTCTGGGTTGAAATCTACTGCAGGGTCAATTACATTCGCAACTGCATTATTATATCCTGAACCTTTATTTAACAAAATTACTTTATTAATATTACCTTGGTCAATCTCAGGAATTGCTACTGCACCAGAACCATCACCTTTAATTTCTATTCTTGGGAATATTTTAACGTTTGCATTTTGTAATGCTCCTGAAACAATAAAGTCAGTTACTGCTTCCCAAGTACCGCCTGAGGTAAATGCTCCAAATCCTGCACCATTTAAATCAGTTGATAAATCGGAGTTTGTTTTTAATGCAAATGTATCAGTATCAATAACACTTACATAATAAATTGGAGCTCCTGTTCCTTCATTGTAATTAATCTCTGTCATACCACCAACATTTCTGAATGTGATAGGTTGATTATTTACAAGATTATGGTCGGTTGCTGTAATAACAACTGGTGAAGCTTGTGTTGCACCTTCAACATTTCCTCTTCGAGGATTTGCTAATTCTCCACCTACATGTATTGTTACCTCACCTGCTGAAGTATATTTGTAATAAAGAATCTGAAATAGATTCGTAACACTTGAGCTAGGATTTGTTACATATAAATTTTGCCCTGTATAAAAATCATCAACAGAAGACCAATCAGCTTCGGTAGGATCTATTCTTAATCTAACTGTTCCGTGACTGTTTTGTCCACCAACACGAAGTCCATTATCAAAAGCAACTCTACCATTCTTTTCTTCGTATCCGTTATTTACTTCTGCATTCGTAACTTGTATTTCAGAGACCCCGCCGCCGTATACCTCAGCTGGTTCAACAGTTGCCGATGGGTCAATTGGAATATAACCTAAAGCATTATAGGCCTCGAATTGTAATGTAGTGAGACGATACATATACTTCCAGACATATCCATCTGCTGTTTCGTATATTTGATTTATGTTGGCAGCATCAAACGTAGGAGGCGAAGTAGCACCTGCACCTTCGTTATTATTTAAACACTTATAAACTCGATAGTCATCAGTGTCATTATCGTTAGGGCCAACAACTGCATAAAAGTTTAATCCATCTAAATCAATTGTATCATCATATTCGGTATATACTTTATCTCTTTGCCAAGGATAATACTTAATCATAAAATTAATATCCGAAGGATTAATTTTCTTAGCAAATAAAGTCTTTTCTAAAAACTCGTTTTGTGAAGAAGCAGAATCGACCGGACTGATTCCACCGATGCTAGAAACAAACATGTAATAATCATCATTTGCTTTTGCATCAGCAATGAATAACTTATTTACATCTTGATTAAAATTGTTGGTTAAAATTTCTGGCATTGTTCCGCTTTCGCTCTATATTTTAGTTTATTTATTACGAACATCCTAACCTCTTACTCTCATTCTTGGGCGAGGATATGTTCGTCCTGAAGTAGGTCTTGCTTTTGCATTTTGTTTTGGAAAACTCATTCCTGTTTCAGGTCTTTGATTTATCCATCTTAATATTCTATTTGCTGCGCCTTGTAAACTTTCAAAGTCTAAAGTATCATCAGCTTGTGTATCATACATTGCATTATTTGTTCCGTTTGCTTCAA